CTATATAAGTATAGGGCGAATGTTAATGAGCCCCCAGAAAGCAGGCTTAACGCCTGCTTTACCTTGGTTAAAATATATAGTGGGGATACTTCTGTCTATACCCCTGTAGACCACTACAGTACTGGAGAAGACTTGGAAAGAAACCTGACCCCCGAAGAAGCCAGGAAAGAGCTAATCAGCCTGGTACGCCAGGGGCGTACTATCGTTGATGCCCTAAAGGTTATTGGTCGTTCTCGGTCTTGGTATGATACCCAACGGCGCGAAGCTGAAGGCTTCGCTGCTTATATAGATAATGCTCGGTCAAGAACATCAGACCTCGCTGACGAAGCTCGGTCTGGTATATCTGACTTTGCCGAGTTCTCTGAGAAGTACCTGGGAGCTAAAGTCTGGGACCACATGCTTAACGTGGTCGATATGTTAGAAGGTAAGGAACCTCGCTGGATACATCCATCGATGACTTACGAAAAAGGGTCGGCGGGTTTGTCCCGCCTCTTGGTAAATATACCTCCAAACCATGCCAAGACTATGACCATAACCATTAACTACGTTACCTACCGCGTAGTTAAAAACCCTAACATCAATGTGATTGTTATTTCTAAAACCCAAGAGCAGGCTAAGAAGTTTCTTTATGCTATCAAGCAACGCCTGACTCATCCTCGGTATGCTGACCTACAAGCAGGCTTTGGTCCTACCGATGGGTATAAAGCCACTGCCGACATGTGGTCGGCTAATAAGATTTATCTGGGCGCGGATATCCGTGAGTCAGATGCTAAAGACCCTACCATCGAAGCTATTGGTATGGGCGGTCAGGTATACGGCGCTCGCGCCGACTTAATCGTACTTGACGACGTAGTCACTCTCTCTAATGCTGGAGAGTGGGCTAAGCAACAAGAATGGATTCGCCAAGAAGTTGCCAGCCGTCTTCCACCAGGTGGAGGGCAGCTTCTTGTCGTTGGAACTCGCGTATCTGCAGTCGACTTATATAAAGAACTTCGTAGCCAGCAACATTACACGGACGGAATCGTACCGTGGTCATACTTGTCCATGCCTGCCGTATTAGATTACGCAGACGACCCAAAGGATTGGAAAACTCTTTGGGGTAAGTCAGAGCAACCACTCGCTGAGGATGATACCCCAGATGAGAATGGATTCTTTGACCGATGGACTGGACCGCGTCTAACCGCGGTCCGTAATGAGGCTGGTCCTTCCAAGTGGTCCTTGGTATACCAAAACCTCGATATCGCAGAAAATGCAATCTTCGACCCGATGTGCGTCAGAGGCGCAGTAAACGGAATGAGAAAATCGGGTGCGCTGATTGCAGGCGCTGCTGGTCATCCAGATTCACCGCAGAACTTTTACCGAGTAATCGGTATTGACCCTGCTATGTCTGGTGACACCGCAGCAGTTGCTTACGCAGTCGACCGCAGAACACACAAGCGCTTTGTCATGGACGTTCACGTCATGAGCAGCCCCACACCTGCAGCGATTCGCAATCTGATTCGAGATTGGACGGATGCTTACCATCCTCATACTGTTATCGTTGAGTCCAACGCATTTCAGCTTTTCCTAACCCAAGATGAGGAAATTAGAAACTTCCTCTCTACTCGCGGTATTAACTACCGCCCCCACTACACAGGTAATAACAAGCAAGACCCAGAGTTTGGTGTAGCTTCTCTGGCTCCGTTGTTCGGCACTATCATGAAACGTGATGGCAATAACAACAACTTGAAGCATGCTGGCGATAACATAATTGAGTTACCAGACTCTTCACGTAATGAACATATCAAGAAGTTAATAGAACAGTTAGTCGTATGGCAACCAGGAGTTCAAGGCAGAAGACTAAAGATGGATGCTGTAATGGCTCTATGGTTCTGCGAGATTGTTGCCCGTGATGTTTTGTTAACCTCAAGTAATGTGCCAAATTTCTTAAAGAATGAATTTACTCCTCAGAAGCAAATCGAAGATAGGTACATTGTTAACCTAGATGATTTAGCTGCTGCACAGCGAATAGTGAGAATGTAATAATGAAAGAACTTGTACACGCATATGAGCAACTAAAGGCTCGTAATTCCGAGCGCGATAAACGCATGCGCGAGGTTGCACTAGTCCGTTCTGGAAATGCAGACCAAGTATTTCGTGGTTTGTTACCAGAAGGAACATGGTCTAAACCTATTATTGCCAACCTTATCGATGTGGTTGCTCGCGATGTTTCTGAGCAGGCAGGTGTACTACCTACCATAACGGCTGCTGGAGATTCATCCCTTGATGATTCACAGCGTTCTAAGGCTGATAAGAGAACTAAGATTGCAAATTATTATGTTGCCTCTTCTCGTCTTGGAACAGAGCTACTGCGTGGCGCAGACCAATTAGGAACCTATGGTTTCTGTGTATTTAGAGTAGAACCTAATTTCAAGGAAAATAGACCACACATCCATGTAGAAAACTCCATGGGTGCATATTACGACATGGACAGGTTCGGAGAAGTATCTGTCTATTGTCGTTCGTATTATCGTAAAGCTGGAGATTTAGCAGCGCTATACCCAGAATACGCAGACAAAATTCTAAAACCAAATTCATTTGGTCAGACTGCAAGCGGAAACGAATTACTTGAGGTAGTTCGATGGACCGACAAGAAACGTGCGGTCATGTTCATACCAGAACGTGGGGGCATAGTACTTGCCGAAATACCAAACAAAATCGGTAGAGTCCCAGTTGCGATTGCTCAGCGTCCTTCGCTTGATGGCGAAACCAGAGGTTCGTTCGATGACGTTCTACCAGTATATGCAGCGAAAGCGCGTCTTGCTTTGCTTACTATGGAAGCTGTTCAGAAATCTGTTGAAGCTCCTCTTGCTCTTCCCAATGATGTTACTCAGCTTTCCATTGGTCCTGATTCGGTCATTCGTTCGAACAGTCCTGAGAAAATACGTCGTATAAATTTAGACGTACCACAGTTTGCTTTTGCTGAGAACAACGTCCTAGCAGATGAAATGAAGTTGGGAACAAGATTCCCACAAGCACGTGCAGGACAAGCAGAAGGTTCTGTCGTTACTGGTCAGGGTGTCAAGGCACTTATGGCTGGGTTCGATTCACAAATTAAAGTTATTCAATCAATACTTGGCGAAGCAATAGGTGGAGCAATCTCCATTGCGTTCGCTACAGACGAAGCATACTTCCCAACATTGACTCGCGAAGTATCTGCAACAGCTAATGGAGTTCCATATAAATTAAAATATAAGCCATCAATCGACATCAACGGAAACTACGGTGTAACAGTTGAATACGGATTGATGGCAGGTCTTGACCCTAACCGAGCATTGGTATGGGGTCTGCAAGCAAGAGGCGATAAGTTAATATCTCGCGGAATGTTACGTCGTAACTTACCAATCTCCCTTAATGCAGGAGAAGAAGAGCGAGCAATTGATATAGAAGAAATGCGTGATTCACTCAAAGCATCCATCTCGCAGCTTGCAGCAGCGATTCCTCAAATGGTTTCGCAAGGACAAGACCCAATGCAAATTGTTGAGAAGATGGCAGTAGTCATCGATGAACGTAAAAGAGGGACCTCGCTTGAAGATGCGGTAGCTAAAGCGTTTAAGAAAGAACCAGAACCAGAACAACCGCAATCGCCAGAAATGGCACAACCAGAACAACCTATGGGTATGGGTGGCGGTATGCCACAGATGCCACAAGGTAGACCAGCAATGCAAGAGTTGCTAGCAGGTCTTACTGGTGGAGGAAATCCAAATCTAGCAGCGAGAGTCACTCGCCAAATACCAGCATAACAAGGAGAAACAATGTTTGGAAAACAAGGAAAGCATGCCCCAGCCCCAACTTCTACAGCACGTATCGGTCAGAAGCCTGGTGGTAAGGGAATTGGACTAGGAAACGTACAGAAAGCCCCAGAAGTAAAGGGCATCAAGGGCAACAACAACAAGATTAAGTAAGGATAACCATGGCGAAAAAGACAAGTAAGAAACCTTACAGGTTCCGCCAAGCCAGAAAAGACGCTAAATCTGCATCAAAGAATACTTTCAAGGGAAACAAAGCTTCAGGAACAAAAGCTAAAGTAAAAGATATTACTACAAAGCAAACACTTGAAGATAGAGAAGCCCTTAAGGAATTAAGCGATGCAAAGAAGCGTCAGGCATCTGGCAAGCCTGATTATATCGTTGACGATAAAGGTCAGAAGGTTTATGTAAAGGCAACCGAAACTTCGGAAGAGCGTATTGCTCGTGACCGTCGTGAGGCTAAGGCAGCAGTTGACCGCCAATATGCGGATGAAGATGCCAAAGAAGCCAAGGAAAAACCAAAGAAGAAGACTGTCAAGAAAGCTGCTACTAAGGTAGATTCGCCAGCAAAGAAGCCTGCCGTCAAAAAAGCAGGTACTTCCGCTGGGACGATAAGCAAGCCAACGCTTCCACCTAAAGATGTTATTGAAGCAGATTTTAAGAAAGCTACAGCCAAAACAAAGAAGCCAACTCGTGCAGAGAAGTCTGCTATGAATAAAGCTAGATGGGCTTCTATGACAAAGGAAGAGCGTAAAAACTGGAGCAAAGCCAATGGCGGAGCACCAGATACTAAACCTGCTGCTACTAAAGCAGATACTCCTGCGTCAAAGCGTCCAACTCTTGCAGACCTAGAAAAGAATGAAGCCAAAGGTTTAGATGATGCAAAGAAGCGCGTCGCTGCAAAAAATCAAGCTCTAGCTAATTCTGCCAAAGGTAAGACTCAAACACCTACAGCAACAGAAGCTAAGAAGAAAGCAGCAGCTAATCCAGAAGGACGTAAGAAGATTACCGTAGATGGAAAAACTTCTACTGCTGATAAACCAACTGCTGGAAAACAAGCTATAGATAAAATGAAGGCAGAGGCTAACGCTAAAGCTACAAAGAAGGACAAGCCAAAGTTTAGAAAAACCAAAGTCGTTGCTAAAGGCGCACTTCTTGCTGGGCTTGTTGGCGAAGTAGGTAGCCTTCTTAAAGGTTCTACCAAAAAAGACTTTGATGAGATTATGCGTCTTGAAGCAAAGCTTGCTGAAGTTACTGGAAAAGAAGGAAAAGGCGCTTTTACAAGAGGTCGCCAAGGAGCTCAGCAACAATTATCAAGCATTCTTAAAAACTCAGCCATGGGTCTTAGTGTTGGTAAAACCCGACGTGACCGTATGGACGAGCTTAATCGTATGATTGCTAAAGCTTCTGGAAAAAACAAAGAACTTAGATATGGCAAAGATGGTTCATCTCTTGTACCTGGAACTGCAGCATATAAGGCTGGTTCTAAAACAATGCCAGCTTATGGAACTACTCCAACTGGTGGTGGTTCTACATCAAAAACTGACAGTAGATACACCGTAAAGAGAGGCGATAATTTATACAATATCGCTAAGACCGCAGGGTTAACTCTGGCAGAGATACGAGCAGCAAATCCTGAAATCATGAAGAAGAAAAAGTACAAGCAAGGCGCAATGATTTGGGCAGGAACAAAGGTTAATATTCCAAAGAAGAAGTAGGTAAATAAATGTCAATGATGCAGCCATCTGGTCCAGGTAAGTTTGCTAAACGTACTGACCGACAAGGCATAAAAAGACTTCCTGATGCTGCCTACGGCGAGCAAAAAGAATTTCAAGAACAACAGCAGGGTGCGCCCATGGCTAGGTCTAATCAACCACAGCCAACTGCCAACCCGATGGCTGGCATCGTTCCATTAAATGCACCAACCCAAAGACCAGATGAGCCTGTTACTACAGGCGTAGATATCGGTCCTGGTGCTGGCAGAGAGATACTTGGAATGAAAAGTCCAATTGATAATCAGTTACAAGATTTATCAAAGTTATCTAAATACATGCCACTATTTATGCAATATGCGGATTCCCCACAATCAACTGGGACTATGAAAGCTTTTGTTAAGTATTTACGGAGTCAATCAGAGTGAAGATAGTTAAACGGTTCGAAGAGAACCTTGAGTATCTTGGATTTGAAATGGCTCCAATTGCTTGGGATTTAGCCAAGTTCCCCTTCGAATCCGATGACGACCGAATCAAAGTATTAGAGGAACTAACGGCTAAGGAGGATACACCTAGTGTCAATAACAGAATGGTGGACTGACCCTTCTATAGCCAAAGACCCTACCAAAGAACCAAAGTTATCCAAGGTTGATAAGTTCAAGAAAGATAACACTAAAGTTGGTGGCGTAGAACAAGCCATTATTCCTAAAGTTGCAGAAAAACTTGAGTCTGCACAAAAAGGAAAATTTGGATTTATTGTTAATCCAGCTTTGTCATTGCTTACTCAAATTGGTGAAAAGGTTATTCAACCAGTAACTCAAACTGTTTCTGCTGGATTACTTACGCCTCAAGCTATGGCTAAAGGTAAGGGTGGCTTAACTGAAAGTTATCGTTTCTCAAGAAACCAAGCTAAAAAGATTTCTATGGGGCAGGCATTAGCAAGCGCCGTAGGTAAAGTCGCATCCCCTGTGCTTGACCCTATAACCGATATCTCATTTCTTGATAAAGACTTTGATGTATTTGATGAGCGCAAACGCGATAAAGCATTCCGTGATGAATGGGCTGGAATCCTAGCTTCTGGTGTTACAGACTTAGCGTTAGCTGCATTAGGAACCAAGGGTGCTGGTATGGCAGTGCGAGGCACTGCAAAGAAAGCAATTGGTCCGAAGCGTCTTGCTACCACAGACGATATGGATGTATTCAGGACAGAGCTTGAAGAGATTGTCGCACAAAAAACATTACCTACGGCAGTAGAAGTCAAGACTGGCTTGTCTGTACTCGTAGATGACCTAGTAGCCGAAACAAATTTAACTAAACTTGCATCAAACCCACTGGTTTATGAAACATCTAACCCTTATAGAACCGCAACTATTGTATCTAGGTTGGATAATCACCAAGATGTAGCGGATTATCTGCTAGCTGAACGTGGAGATGTTGCTGCATTCCAAAGATTCTTCGACCGTAGTCCGTTAGCAGCAGACCATATTGATAATTATGGAATTACTGCCACAGGTCCAATCGATAACTTTGCTACAATAGGATTAGATGCACTAGACCCAAAGCTTGTAAGTAGATATCAGAAAATTATTGATGCTAAAAAGGCTGAAGACCCTAACCTTGCTCGCGCTTTAGATGATTTCATGGAGAAAGCACGTGCTGGCGTTATTGAAAGCTATCGACCAGGACGTTTTGCAGCGCTAGAGCAGATTGGTTTAGCTAAGAAGAAGATACAATCACAAGCTGCATACGGCGACCTAAAGATGTTTGGTCAAGATGCCGATGGTGGTTGGAAAACACAGGTTTATCAATCAGGTATTTACGATAGAGCAATACGTGTTATTGCATGGACTGGCTCAGGTCGTCCACAAGGGTATATTAATATTTCTAACCCACGTAAGTTTGAAGCAGCCAACGATTTACTGTCCGACCTTAACCGTCTTCAGTTCCTTAAAGGAGCAGAAGGTGCTAAATACAAGCGTCGCATGGTTGAGCAGTTTCTTGATGCACAAAGCGATACCCAACGTGCTATAGCACTTGGTCGTATCGAAGAAAGCGTTATGGGTCGTCTTGCTAAGTACTACGGTATTAATGAAATGCAGGATATTGCAAGCACTAAAGAGGCTATAGACCAGATTAGACAATGGCATGCTGGTATAAATAAGAACCGAGGCGGTCTAAAGGAATACGCAGTTAGAAATGGTTTCATCCCAGATGAAGGCGGTGGAATAAACGTCACAAATTTCCTATCGCCATCTAATGAAGCGCAGAATCTTCCGATGCTTGACTTCCGTAAGCTTGAAACTGAGGTCATCTTCAACGCTCGTCGCGTTGGTGGCAAAGGTACAAAGGTAACTGAAGGTCAGTATATTGGAGCAAGATTAACCCAAGGCGGTATGGCTTTAGGTTCTTTCTTCGATTTAGCTAACATGGTATTTAGTAATTTGAACCTACTTCGCCTTGCATATATACCAAAGAACTCAATGGTTGACCCATTTGCACGTGCAAGCATGGCTCTAGAATCAATGGAGCTCGTCAAGAACGCATCTCCTGGTATAGATAATGTTGTTTACAATACTAGTGTCCGTGCCGAATCAGTTAAAAAATGGATTCCAGGTAGCCCTGCATCAAATGCTCGCAAGCAAGGTGATGCAGCAAAAGCTCGTGTAGAAAAATACGTTGCGGATTTACAACCTAAGATTACGGCACATGAAAAAGCCGTAGTTGCTTATGACGATTTAGAAAAATCATTAACAAAACTTACTACAGCACGTGATAAAGCTAAAGCTAAAGCGATGAAGAGTAATGACGCTGAAGTTCAGAATAAGTATTATGAACTTGAAGACAAAGTCACAGAATTACAGACCAAGACCGACGCTGCACTTGATGAGATGAGCCGTCTTGGTGATTTTATTAATGGTACTGCCAAGCTTATCCAGCGTGAGCGTAAGGATTGGGCGGAGTTTGCTAATACTCAAGGAACTTTAAGACAAAGAAAGACACTTGGTCAAGAAGGCGAAACCATTACAGTCGATGGTAAGACATATACTATCCAAGGATTAGCTGACCCTAATGTCCGTGGCGCTGGTGCATACATGTCAGAGATTGATACCGCTTCAAACTTCTATTCAGCCTCTATGCAGTCCGAAATAGCAAGAAGGCTTCGTGCTGATGGTGCTCGATTCGTAAAGATTCCTCGCAAGAACCGTGAAGAATATATGAATGCGCTAGCACATATTGCTAACCGTCAGGTTCGTAACGAACTTGAGTTACCAGTCGGATGGATGATGCGAGGCGAAAAGTCCAACGCAGAGATACTAGAGTGGCTATATAGCCCAGCAGGTAAAGAGTACAGACTTAGGGTTTCCGAGCGATTTGGCGATGATATGCCAGCTTGGGTATCCCAAACAAGGGAAAAACTCAATGCCATGTATCCAGATGCAGAATTACGTAAGATTATTACAGAGCGTCCAGTAACATACCAAGAAGTAGATGCCATGTTATATGGCAGAACAGACCTACTTCCAGAGATAGATGGACCTAGCCTTAACCTTCAAGACTTAAATGGGTATGAACAAGTTGCAGCAAAGATTGGTGGAGTAACCGATGCAGCATGGAGATTCCTTTCACTTACCGAAACAAGGTTAGTACGTAACCCACTGTTCTTGTCTTATGCTCGTGACGAAATGAAGACATTGATTAATGCAGCACAAAGGTCTGGTATTGATGTATCAGATGCCGTTGTAAACAACGAGATTCGTCAGATTGCATACCGTAAATCGTTAACTAGGGTAGAAGAAACTCTTTATTCTTCACGTCGCTTAACCAATGGTATGTATACAGCACGTTATGCAATGAGCTTCCCATTAGCTTTCTTTAATTCACAACTGGTTGCGCTTCGCCTACTGGCTCGCAACCCGATGAATGCTTACTGGTATAACAGTATTCAGCAGGCGTTTGATAAATACGAAGCTTATGAAGACCAAGATGGAAACACCTATTCAACAATCAAGGATGTTCCACCTGGGGTATCGGTATCAGTAAAGTATCCACTTCCATTCGGAGATAAGTTACCTGATTCTATCAAGACAGCTCTTAGACCATACACTGACCCTCGTGGTGGTGGCATTAAGTTCAACCCTAAGCAAATGGAGTTTATGGTTGCAGACCCATCAGTGTCTTGGTTCGGCACAGCACTTATATCCGAATTAATTGACAACGGATTTAACACTGGCTTATGGAAGAAAAACGGAGAAGAGATAGCCTTATCTCTACGTCAAACTCTTGGTGATGATTTGTATGAATCCAGCATTCTTTATGGTGGCTACCCAGTAGAAGGTAAAAACCTTGCTGAAAAAGTAAAGAACACCATGGTTCCAGGGTATGTTCAATCATTGATTGATTCAGGTAAATTACCGTATCCAGTTCGTACAGCGTTCTCACTTATTGGACTTGAAAAAAGTGAGCGTTTTACTGACGAGGTTTATTCTCAATACCGTTACGGATTCTCCGATTGGGTAAAGAATGGACGAGTTGGTCAACCACCGTCAATGGAAGATGCTGCTAAAGCAGCAGGAAATATGGCATTTATCAGGTCTGTTGTTCAATTCAACGCACCTATCTCAGCGACGTTTGACCCTGTAACTCGCTCTGCTACTGCATATTATGCAGACTTAGTAGAGCTGGCTAACGGCGATTATGACATAGCCCAGAAAATCATGATTGATGAGTGGGGAATGGATGCCCTGGCTCTTGTCGGGTCCAACAAAAAGAATGTCGCAGGCGTAGCCTCGACTATGAATGATATTAAGGTTCTTCGAAATAATACAAAGTTATTACAAGAACTAGGTGAAACCAATACTAAGTATGCTGGAATGCTATCAACTGGTTATGGTGATATTTCAGGTACTGGCAGTGGACCAAATGATTACTCGACTGAAGTAGCCTCCATCTATAAAAGGATGAAGTTTGCTGGTGGGTTTAACAATACAATTACTCAGAAGAAGAACGAAGATGAATTAAGGAAGTCGGTTTCAGCCCGTGTTGGTTGGGCGGAGTTTCAGAAAGCTGTTGATTGGCGCAACGCCATGATGAAGCAGTATGGAATTAAATCAACCTATGAAGCTAGGTATGAATACTCTGGAATCAAAAGAATCTATGATGACATGGTAGATGAAATTGAAAATGATTACAAGGGTTGGGTAGAAGAACGCGACGAAGACCGTAAAGATTATTGGAACGGAACTATTGTAGCAGTTGAAACTATCACTAAAGACCTTGACTGGAGAGCCCATGCATATTCAACTAATGACAAATGGGAAGAGATTACTTTCTGGGTTGGTAAAGCCCGTAGATTCAAAGATGAGTACGACCGACCAAATAACAGTGACGAAAGAAAGTTGTTCTTAAAGCAACAGTTTTCTCAGTTCCACTATGACTTCTTACAAACAGCATCTGAAGAGTTTGATGCATTTTCCACGAGGTGGTTAAACAATATGCCAGAACTAGAAAATGAATACACGGTGAAAAAGTGAATAAACCAAAACGTTCAGATTTTCCCAAAGGTAAAAAGGGAGATGAGCAATTAAAAAAAGCTCTAGTTGAGTATCAAAAATACTTAAAAGACCTTGCTGCAGATTTAGAACAAACGAACTTTGCGCCTATAAAGCTTCCTGGAATTACACCAGAACAGGGCATTAACGATACTCAAGCTAAGGCTTGGCTTAAGTACAGTGGAGCAACTGCAAAAAAAGGAACCGAAGCTCGCAATTATTACGAGCAATTTATCGCAAGATTAAAGCAAGCTGGTATCCCAGAAAGTAAATGGCAGTCCGTATGGAACGATGCTGTTGATTGGACACAGACCCCAGGGTCTGGTTCGACTGGCGACCCACGGATGTACCTAAACGTATGGAACCCTAGCCAATATCTAAAAGACGATGGCACTGGACCTAAGTATGGAACTCAAAAACAACGTACTGAAACCACTACAAAATATGGTCCTTCCGATGCTGCGAATACCATAAACCAAACCTTTGAATCTGAGATTGGTAGAACCGCAACTAAAGAAGAGATTGATGCCTACACAATGGGTGCTAACGCTGCTGCTAAGAAAGAGCCTAGTATCTATGATGGGTTTACTACCACTACTGGTCCAACTAAAGGCGCATCTTTAGGGACCACAACAAGTAAGGGAACAAACACAACTGGCTTTGACCCTGCTATCTACGCAGCTAACTTTGCTAGAAGTCGTCCCGACTTCGCAGAATCTTTTGCAACTAAAAACTTCTTAAAGATTATTGAGCGTCTTCTTAAAGACCCCAACGCTATCGGAACGGTGGTTGAGTAGTGGCTGAAAAAGTAACAGTCAGGTCTGGTCAAACACTTAGTTCTATTGCTAAGGCAAATGGAACCACGGTTGCTGCGATTATCAAGGCTAACCCAAGGTTAACCACTGACCCTAAATATAACGGTGGAAGCACATTATTTTCTGGAACTGTATTAACATTACCTGGTAGTTCTAATTCGTCAATCACCAGTCCTTACACTCCAGCATCAGATAACGGACTTTTTACTGGACCAATACCAATTGGTACAACTCGAACCACTACTGGTTATACGACAGCAGCTGCAACTACTACTACTACTGATACCTTTACCTCTAATCTAAGTATGTCAACTGCCTCACCTACCGCAGTCCCATTGACAGCCGATAAATTATCAATGGCTATGCTTCAAAAGATGTTTGGTATTACGGCTGCAGTTATTAACAATGACCCAAGTCTATTGGCTGCACTTAATAGGATTCTTGGCGTTGATGGTGGTCCAATGGTTACTGACCCAGCGCTACAAGAAGCTATCGTCAAAGGCACATCTTGGTATCGCGACCAGACGGATACTCAACGTCAGTTTGATTTTGCTAGAGCAACTAACCCAGGTCAGTTTGCTGCAGACTTACAGAAGAACGCAAGTAATATTGTTAAACAATTTTCAGGGATGGGTCTTACTCTAACCGCTGCAGAAGCAATTGAATATGCTAATAATATGATGAAACAATCTATTATTAAAGACGGCAAGGTTGTTAGGTTTGACCAAGATTACTTAAACAAGCTGATGGCTGATTCAATTAAGTTTGTTACAACAAACTCTATTGATGGTCGGGTTGTCTATACTGGTATGGCTGGCAAGCTAGAAACCATGGCTGGTAAATTATATGAGATGGCTCGTGAATATGGTTACGAGCAGACTACATCTAATGCCAACTTTACTAAATGGTTTGAGGCTAGCTTGAAAGGTTTGGTTGCTGGAACCCTAAACCCAGAAGATGTTAACAATGATTTACAAGCCAGAGCAAAGTCATTTGCTCCTGGTCTATCTAGATTTATTGACCAAGGTCAGACGTTGCGTCAAGCAGCAGACCCATGGTTAAAGGCAATTGCCGACACATGGGAAATGGATGTTGACCAGGTTGACCTTAACGATGATTATGTACAAAGAGCTATAAACCAACAAGATGAAAAAGGCGCTTTCACTACAATGAATTTGTATGAAGCAAAAAAACTTGCACGTCGTAGTTCTAAGTGGGATACAACTCAAACGGCAAAAGAGGAAAAGACCAACATGGCTTCACGCATTCTTAAAGACTTTGGATTCCTGGGGTAAACATGCCAATATATGACGATTTTTATGAATCAGTAATTGCCACACAAACCGCTGCACAGCAAGACGCAGCAGAACGTGCTCGCATTTCTCAAATGCAATCAGCAGCTGCTAATGTTGCAGCTACAACGAAACAAGTTCCAGTAAAGGTTACTGTTAAACCTGGTGATACGCTTTCTGAAATTGCTGCAAAAAATAAAGTATCATTAAAAGAAGTTTTAGAATTAAACCCTAAGTTTCAGACCAACCCTAAGTATGACGGTGGCAGAACAATTTGGTCTGGCACTACAGTTAATGTTGGATATAAGAATGAAACAGTAACACCCCCTATAACCACACCAACAATTACTGCTACTGCTACACCAACGGTTACAAGTACTGCTACATCTACTGATACAAGTACTGCTACATCTACTGATACAAGCACTGACACATCTACCGTTACTACTACTGCTACATCTACCGTTACTACTACTGCTACCGCTACTGTTACCGCTACTGCAACAGCAACAAATACGGCAACAGCAACAAATACGGCAATGAATACAGCAACAGCAACTTCAGACGCTGCAGCAACCGCTGCAGTTATTGAGCAGATTGCAGCTTTAACTAAGCAAATAGCCGACATGCAGGCTGCTGCTGCAGCCGAAGCTGGAAAGCCAAAAGTTACTGGCACACGTACGGTTCGTAAAACTGGTGGCGTTGTTGAGGTATATCAACAGATGTCCGATGGTTCTCTTGGTAACTTAATTGAATTCTACAAAGACTTTGGCGCTAAAGATTCAGTAATGAAGATGTTTGAAAATACTGGACTCGGCGATACTTTTATCAAGTCATTGATGGGTGTAATAGACGCAGTCTATGAAGATAACATCATGCCTACTGACTCTCAAGTGTTGAATTCAATCTACAATAGCGATGCTTACAAGACCCGCTTTGCTGCTAATGAAGCAATTAAAAAGCGTATTGCCGAAGGTAAGGCAAGACCTGGTGACAGACTATTAGCGCCAGCCGAGTATGTTGCTACCGAAGATGGATACAGGGAGATTCTACAAGAGGCTGGATTACCTACTGGTTTCTATGACCAAGCAGAAGACTTTACTAATTTAATTTCTAACGCAATAAGCGTGGGCGAACTTACCTCACGAGTCAACATTGCCCAGAAAGCACTACAAACAGCAGACCAAGAAATTGTTAAAGCACTTAAAGATTATTACGGTCTATCAACTGGTGACTTAGTTTCCTATCTACTGGATAAGGATAAAGCTTTTAGAGCTATCGACTCTCGCTTCACGTATGCAACAGAAGATGCGAAGTTAATGTATACATCTGCTGAAGTCGGCGCAGATGCAACCCGTGCAGGATTTAATACAGGTATCTCTAGAGGATTTGCCGAAGAGATTACCAAGGCTGGTAAGGCAAAGTCTGCCGAAGCAGCTTTCCAAGGCGCAGCCCGTGACCAAGGTGATTACCGTCGATTGATGGAGCTTTACGGTGAAACCGCTGGCTCAGAAGATTTAGCACGTGAGTCACTCGGTCTTGCAGGTGGTGCTTCAGTTGGTATTAAGACTAAGAAACTTGCTTCTAAGGAACGAGCTAAGTTCCAGCAACGTGGAGCAATTGATAAAACATCGTTGGGTTCTCGTCTAAAGACACCTGACGTTTAATAGATTCCGTTCCTGACCGTCCAGCCCAGGTAACGTGTATAAGTCTGGTAGTCATCACTTCTACGAATCACTTCCCCTAGTGAGGAGTACGTGTGATGCAAAACCCGATGAGGGTTCCACAACTAATAAGGGAGAAAAAACAATGGCAGAACAATATCTAGAGTACGACTTCGAAGATGAAGACAATGGCAGTGGAACTGACCTAGTTAAGAAACTTCGCAAGCAAGTTGATTCACTTTCCAAGCAACTCAAGGAACGTGATGAAGTTCTTGCAGAGTACACAACACAAAGTCATGAAGCTTCTGTTGGAGAAATCCTAGAATCTTTCGGACTCAATCGTAAAATCTCACAATTCATCCCAGATGATGTCGAGGCAGATGAAGATGCTATCGCACAATGGTTAAACGAATACGGCGATGCATTTGGTATTGAAGCCGTTGAAGAGGGGATAGAAGAATCCCCCGACGCTCAAGTATATGAGCGAATGTCAAGCTTTGATGATGGCGCAATGGACCCATACGTGGGTCAAGACATAGCTTCTCGTATAGCGAACGCAAATTCGCCAGAGGAGTTAAGCGCTTTTCTTAAAAGCTGATAGTCCACAATAACCCTCAATTAGAAGGAAATTATGCCTACAACACCCGCAACGTCAACTACGACATCAACGATGTCGAACTTGATTCAGACGGCGTATGATAAGTATATCGAGTTTGCCCTTCGTTCAGAGCCAATGTTCCGCAAGTTTGCGGATAAGCGCCCTGTCGATGTAACAAACCCTGGTAATACTGTCGTATTCCAGGTCTACACAGACCTATCTCGTGCTACCACAGCACTAACTCAAACCCAAGACCCAGATGCAGTAACACTTAACAACACCAATAAGGTGAATGTTACAGTTGATGAATACGGCAATGCTGTAATCACAACTGAGCGTCTTGCTCTTGAGTCCCTATCCGCAATCGACCCAGCTGTTGCAGACATGTTGTCATTCAACTTGCGTGACTCACTAGACTCACTCGTGTGGTCTAAGCTCACATCTCTTGCAACAATGCGTTATACAGGAAGCTCCGCTGCTGATGAGTCAACACTCAACGGTGAAGACGTTTCAGCAAGCACCACCGCTCCATACATCTCTTCTGCTCTCGCACGTAAGGGTGTTGCAAAGCTTCGCGGTGCATCTGTACAACCACGTGATGGTGGTTACTACACAGCGTTAATTCACCCAGATGTTTCTTATGACCTTCGTTCAGAAGCAGCAACCTCTGGAAACGTATCTTGGCAACTACCTCACACCTACACAGAGGCTGGCGTAGCCAACCTTTGGTCTGGTGAAATTGGTGTGTTCGACCAGGTTCGTTATATTGAAACTGCTCGTGCTGAATCTATTTCAGGTTCTGGTACATCAAAGGTATACGCAACTGTTCTACTCGGAAAGCAGGCTCTTATTGAGGCTGTTGCATACGAGCCAAAGACAGTCATCGGTCCTGTAACTGACAAGTTAATGCGTTTCCGTCCCGCTGGATGGAAGGGTCTTCTCGGTTGGAACATCTACCGTAAAGAAGCTCGCTACGTCATTAAGTCAAAGTCAAGCATCGCAACTGCGTAGTTTACAAAGTAAGAGGGGTGGGCAACCACCCCTCTTCTCAACAGGAGGAACATGGCTAAAAAGAAAAAGGCTGAAGAATTATCCTTAGATTTTTTTACACCACTCCAGCAGTACGCACATCAGGCTCATGAGTTATACAACTCATTTGCTTCGGCAGGTTTTTCAGAAGGTGAAGCATGGGAGTTAATGATTCGTCATCTTCCTGACTGGGAACTAGAAGCACCAGAGTACACAGAAAAAGACATAGAAACAATACAAGAAGAGATAGAGGAAGAATAACAATGCCAAATGTAAACGGAAAGAAGTTCCCTTATACTGCAAGCGGAATGGCTATGGCTAAGAAAGCAGCCAAGAAGACTGGCAAGAAGATGGTAGTAAAGCCTGCGGTTAAAAAGGCAATGATAAAGAAAATGAGCAAGAAAGCTTACTAATGTCATCGGGTCGATACAAGCCACATCATGGCTTTAACCCAATACAGATTAAAAACGGAATGATAGTTCGTGTTCGTAAAGACGGACGTATTCAATCGGTACTAGGAAAGTACGGAGAGTATAATAAGAATGGACCCAAGACTAAAGAGGGCAGGAGTATCGGGTTTTAATAAACCTAAACGTACTCCAAGTCATCCAACCAAATCTCATATTGTCGTAGCCAAATCTGGCACACAAGTAAAGACAATTAGGTTTGGTCAGCAAGGCGTATCTGGTTCTCCTAAGAAATCTGGAGAAACAAAATCCTATCGCCAACGTCGTCAATCATTCAAAGCTCGTCATTCTAAGAACATAGCTAAAGGCGTTATGTCAGCAGCATACTGGGCAGATAAGGCTAAATGGTAATGGCAAAAATATTCCGTGGTCCAAGCATGAAAATCAAACTTGGTCGTCAATACGACTTATGGTTTGTTGCATACAACTGGGGAAAAACAGTTGTCAAAAGTAACGGAACTTGGTCAACCATAGTTTCACCACAAGATAGCAGCTTGGCTGATTATGACAAAGTGCTTCGTGGTGGATATGACAACCCAATTACTGACTCAGAGGCAGCAGAGTTAACTGCTGCAGGATATGGTGAATACATTGTCGAAGTGTAGAACTGGATGCCCTACCCAAAACCATGAAAGTTGGGGTGACTGCCTTCGTGCAGCTAATCTCAGCATATCTAATCTAACTGTAATGGCTGATATAAAGAATACCGATAAAGAATTAAGCGCTTATCGTGAAGCTCGCAAGCAAGGAATACAACCTGCTACAACAAAAATGAAAGACATTCAAAACGCGGTCAGGGCATCTGACCTTATCGGAAGGGCAGCAAAGGCATAATGGCAACATTAAACCAACTGACTGAACAAACCCTTGGCGAAGTAAACTCTTATGTCAAGAACCAAGAATCCGTAACTGTGATTACTAGCGCAGCTACTGCTGGAGATTTAACCATGTTGGTCGATGACTCAACAGCGCTTAGTAAAGGCATTGTTGAAATAGATGATGAACTTATTTATCTAAAGAAAGTTATTGCTGCTAGCGGTAGTATCCAGGTGCTTGGAGTTTCAGGTAATACAATAGGACGTGGCTGGCGTGGCACAACAGCAACAAGCCATGTTACTGGCTCGGTCGTAAGAAACAATCCAATCTTCCCAAGAACTCAAGCAAAGAGAGCAATCCTTGAAACCATAAAAGGAATGACCTTCCCTTGTGTTTCATACCATACATTTACTTTTGATGGTTCTGACTATTCATACATACTGCCAGATGCGGTACAAGATATTGTTGGTATCTCATGGGACTTACCAGACTCAACTGGTGTATGGCAGATTATTAAGAACTATCGAATAGATAAAAACTATTATGACACTACCACGGCATCTATCAAGACAGCCTTGATTCTCAAAGAATCACCAATGCCTGGTCGTACAGTCAATGTGCAATATACAAAGTTTCCAACAGTAATTACAGATAACCAAGAGTTGACGGTAAGTGGTCTTCCTTCATCCTGCGAAGACGTAGTTCGTCTTGGCGCTATGTATCGTTTGTTATCCACAGTAGACCCTGGAAAAGTCACAGCAACTACGGTATCTGCGGATGTTTTGGACCAACCAGTTGCAGCTGGCGCATCTACCAGCACAGCAAAATATATATTTCAGCTTTACACTGTTCGCTTGCAAGAGGAAATTGCCAAGCAACAAGATAAATTCCTTAACACTATCCAGTATACGAGGTAATCAATGCCAACAATTTCACGTTATTATAGCTCTACCGCAGCTAAGACAACACTGTCTAGTGCGGTTGATGCAAGCACGACAAGCACAAGCTTGACGCTGGCTGCTGCCACTGGTTTACCATCGCAGTACCCATTTACACTTATTCTTGAAAAGGATACCGCCAACGAAGAAATCGTAACGGTAACCGCCCTTGTTGGTACTGCATATACGGTAACTCGCGCTGTTGATGGAACTAGTGGTAAGTCACACTCAGTTGGAGCAACAGTAGAACACGGTGTTTCTGCTTTAGACTTTTCGGATTTTCGTACACATGAGGCTGGCACATCAGCACACGGAGTAACTGGAGATATTGTAGGAACTGGCGGAGCACAGACCCTGGCTTCTAAGACTCTTACATCACCAACAGTTAATACACCAACCATTGCTGGTGCAACAATCAGCGGTACGTTTACATCTACCGCAACAATTACTGGTGGCACATACTCCACCGCAACTTTAGGTTCTAACCTATCTGCTGGTGGATTTAAGATTACAAACCTTGCTACACCAACATCATCTAGCGATGCTGTTCGTAAAGACTTTGCTGACGCTCAAGTTGCTGCTGCTGCGACATCCGCAGCATCGGCAGCAACCAGCGCTACTGCAGCAGCAACCTCTGCTGCATCCGCTGCAACGTCAGCTACATCCGCTGCTAACTCAGTGGCTACTATTCAAACATCTGCTACATCAGCTGCAAGCTCAGCTACTGCTGCAGCAACTTCAGCAACTAGTGCTGCTGCGTCAGCAACAGCTGCTGCCACTTCAGCATCCTCTGCTCTTACATCTCAAACTTCTGCAACCACTTCTGCTACATCAGCAGCAGCGTCTGCAACAGCAGCAGCAACTAGTGCTTCATCTGCATTAACTAGCCAAACTTCGGCAGCAACATCTGCAACGTCTGCAGCAACAAGTGCAACCAGTGCAGCCAATAGTGCTACCACAGCTGCAGCATCTGTTGCCTCAATTGCAGGGTATGCAACCGCTGCAGCATCAAGTGAAACCGCTGCTGCTTCTTCGGCTACTGCTGCTGCTACATCTGCATCATCGGCTTCTACGTCAGCATCTAGTGCTTTAACATCACAGACCTCTGCAGCAACCAGCGCTACAAGCGCTGCTAATAGTGCGACTACCGCTGCAGCTTCCGTGGCTACTATTCAAACTTCAGCAACCAGTGCTGCTAACTCGGCAACCGCTGCTGCAACCAGTGCATCAAGTGCTGCTACTTCTGCTGCCAGCGCAGCAGCTAGCGCAGCAAGTATTGTAGGAGATGCAGCTGCTGCTGCTACGTCAGCATCATCTGCTGCTGCAAGTTTTGATTCGTTTGATGATAAGTATTTAGGTGCTAAAGCTTCGGCTCCATCTTTAGATAATGATGGAAACGCTCTAGCAACAGGCGCTTTATATTGGAACACAACCAGCAATCTTATGTTTGTATGGGGTGGAGCATCATGGGGTTCAATCTCATCCTCAGCTGAAATCTTCCGCTATAAATATATAGCAGCTGGTGGAGAAACTTCTTTCAGCGGGGTAGATGCAAACAGTGCAACTCTTTCTTACTTAGTTAACAAAGAACAAGTATATCTAAACGGTGTGCTACTAGTTCGTAACTCTGACTACACGGCAAGCAATGGCTCAAGCATTACTTCTTTAGCTGCCTTGGCTGTTGACGACATATTAGAAATTATTACTTTTACTTCTTTTGAAGTCGCTAATGCTGTAACCCAAAACAACTTTGATACAGGTCAACAAGAACAAAACATATTAGCAATCATGGGGGTATTTTAATGACAAAAGCAAGAACGCTTGCGGATAACTTTGCTGCAGACATAAACGCAATTACCGCATCAACGCCCCTTACAGGTGGCGGAACATCAGGCACAGTAACTGTTAGTATTCAAGATGGAACCACATCCCAAAAAGGTGCAGTACAACTTGAAGATTCTACTGCTAGCACATCAACTACTAAGGCTTCCACACCTAACTCCGTTAAGTCAGCCTATGACTTGGCTAATGGTGCTATTGCCAAGTCTTTAGTAGATGCCAAAGGTGACTTACTAGTTGGCTCTGCAAACGATACAGTAAGCCGTCTAACCGTTGCATCTACTGCAGGCTACCTTCTTTCGGTTGACTCTGCGGAAAGCACAGGCCTTAAATGGGCTGCTCCTGCTAGTGGTGGTAGTTTAACTTTACTAAGCACAACTACGCTTACTGGTACTAGCAACTCAATAACAATAGCACCTACAGGTTATGTTAATCTCTTGGTCTTATTTAGAGAAGTTCACGCTGCTTCAAACAATGGCACATTCTTTGGAAGGTTTAATGCTGACACTGGAAGCAATCACACTTACGGCCAATGGCGTAAATATATGGGCGGTGCAGGCGATTTCCAAGTGCCACAAAATCAATCAAGTTTTGAAATCACAAATCAATTAGGAACGAGTAGTGCTTATCAAAGTGCATTGAGTGGTTCTATGGATGTTTTCCGCGTAACTGATACGAGCAAAATTGCTTTTGAATGTAGAGTCCTCAACTTTAATGATAGTTCTCAGGCAGGTTGGTATCACACTTATGGCAACTATAACGCAAGCGCAGCAATCACCAATTTGACTTTATTTGGTTCTCAGAATTTATCAGGCACAGTTTACATTTACGGAGTAAAATAATGACTAAACCAACAATTATGTTTCACAATACTGAAACAAATGAAATTGTAGAACGCGAAATGAACGCTGAAGAATTGGCACAATGGGAATCTGATATTGCTTATTATGCTGCAAAAGCAGAATTAGCCAAAGCCGAAGCCGAAGCAAAGGCCACCCAAAAGGCAGCCCTGCTTGACAAACTAGGCATCACCGAAGACGAAGCAAAACTTTTACTATCCTAACAAACAAACAGAAAGGTATGTAGTAACTAATGGCTACAACAAGTAAGGCACTGGCTAGAACAGCAGCTGCCACATCCTCAGCAACACTATACACAGCACCAAACACATCTAGCGTGGCGGTAGTAACCAACATCGTGTTGGCTAACGCAGCCACCTCTGCATCAACAGCAACCATTGCTCTTGATGGCATAGTGATTATTCCAGCGGTTAGCCTTGCTGCTAACTCTGTGGTTGGGTTTGATATGAAGCAGGTTATACCTGCTGCTAACCCAGCAAAAACTATTACTGGCTTTGCATCTACAACTGCTGTGTCAATCCACATCAGTGGAGTGGAGATTTCATAATGGCACTATCACAATATCCTTTTAAGGGTGGCATTCCTACAGGTAATACGGCAGGTAGACCAGCCAGCGCTGTGGTGGGCGATGTTTATTACAATGGCCAATTAGGTCTTCTTGAAATTTTTGATGGCTCTGAATTTATTGCTTGTTCTGCACCGCCAACCCCGCCAACAATTGCAACTCCAACAGATGCTTCAACAACTGATGCTTATACATCTACTGCTGGAAAACTATCTGTAGTATTTACCGATGGCGCAGGTGGTGGATTAGTTGGTCAGCGTAATGCTTTTACTACTGCTGGAGGACATAGCGCTTTTAGTAGCGGAACAACTGTAACTATTGCTGGTCTTACTCCAGGAACATCTTATACTCTTTATGGTAATTCAGCAAATGATTTTGGAACTTCTGTTAATACTCCAGAGGCAGTACCAGTGACTCCTACAACTTTACCAGAAGTAAGAACTATTGGCACAGCAAGCACATCTGGTACAACGTCAGATGTAACAGTAACTTGGACTAATACTAACAATGGTGGTAAAAACCTTACCTCTATAACAATTACTCCGTTTCTTAATGGAACAACTGCTGGAACTCCGCAAACTGCTGCATCTACAAGTTCTACGTCATATGCATTTACTGGTTTAACCCAAGGTTCTTCTTATACTTTTAAAGTTAAAGCAACTAATGCTAATGGTACTTGTGCTGACTCAACTGCTACTAACTCTGTAACTATTCCTACGCTTGTTACAGTAAATTATCTTGTTGTTGCTGGTGGTGGAGGTGGCGGTTCTGGTAATGAGGCTGGCAACAGCGAAGGGTCAGGCGGTGGTGGTGCAGGTGGTATGCGTTGTAGTGTTACTGCTACTGGTGGTGGT